TCAATCTCAGCTCTTGACTTCTCCTCGAATTCAACAGCCTTTACTGTTATTTTATTTTCCATTATATTATATTTATTACAAAGTTAATAATTTTTTGTATTCTCTATCTAGGCTCAAATTCCTCTAGAGAAAAACCATCCAAACTATCTTCATTACTCTCAAAATTCATTGGTGGAAGGTTGTTCTTTCTTTGGTTAATCAAATCGGACTGTCTGCTGGCCTGTAGGTCTATACGTTTGTCTTTAGCTTTCTCTTTATCATCCTCTCTACCCTTGAGTGCTTTTGACTGTTCGTTATTGATAGCCATATTGTATTGGAATTCTTGCTCCATAAGCTGTCGTTTAAGATCAGCTTCGGCCTGCATTTGCTGAACTGCAAATTGCATCTCAGCCTGCTTGACTTGTATTTTAGACTGAGCCTCAAGTTGAACCAATTGAGCTTTAGATTCAGCAGCAGCTTGTTGAGATTGAATATTATTCTGCATTTGCATTCTGAACTCCATCTCTTTCTGTTTTCTCTGCTCTTCAATTCTCTTCTTTCTCTTTACCTTAAGTAGCTCATTAGCCAGCTTAATATTATTAACCATTCTGATATCAATAGCATCTTCCAGATCAATGGTTTGCTGCTGAAGTGCAATTTGAATATTTGCCTCAAGGCGTTGTTTTTCTTCTTCATCTGGCTCTAACTCTATAAATATCCCAAAATCATGTAAATACAGGTCTGTTATGTCATTAAGTATCGCAACATTATACTTTCCTATTTGCATAGCAAATTCTTCAGCAAAATCAGCGTATTCTAATATATCGGCAACTCTCAAGGACACACATTCAGCAATCCTTTTTGTAACATTAAGACCTGCTCTTAATATATGCCTAGTAGCAGTATTACTGTTTAATGCTGCTAATTTTTGTACACCAACCAATGCATCGGGATCAGGAGTAGAAGCATCTCTAGCTTCATTTATACCTGTTACATTTCTGATCATATTTAGGTTGTAGTTGTATACATTTATTAACGCACCCATCTTAGCCTGACCGTTATTTGTGTTTAATTCCTGTATAGGGATCCTAGCGTTATTAAACTCTCCATCCTGAGTGTAACTTCTACCTATAACACTACCAGTCTGGAAGTACAACTTCAAAGCATCTTCTGGGTTGTAAGCTGCACCTGTGCCAAGATCAACCTCATTTATACCGTCTGCATCTATAAATACACCATCTGGAACCACTCTAGCCATTACTTGTTGTAACTTCAAGTGTGTTAACTGTATCTGATCAGCAAATGGGATCATTCTTCTTACAAGCGACTCTATATTACCTTTATACATCCTTGGAGAATACGCAACATAGTTAGGAAGAGCTTTTTGTGATGCAGATTTAGGTCTAACCATATTCTCCATCATTTTCCACTGTATCATTATGTTTGATCCAGCTACAAGTATACCCTCATACCATGTATCTCTGACAGCTTCAATTCTTTCGAACATCATACCTTCCTCTATTGGAGGATTAAAGCTATCATCCTTCTGTATAACCCTTTCACCTCCGTTTTCAAGCAATTTCTTTTTCCAAACAAAACGCATATCTGTCTTGTAGTTGAAATATAGTAACGTAACGACCTCGTTTAAGAATGCATCATCTTGGTATTGCCTAATTATTGGAAAGTGATTGTACCATGCAGAACTTGAATTTTTTATTTCCTGTAGCTCTTCTTTAGTTAGGTTTGGATTAATCTTCAGTAACTCAGTATAGTGAACTTGTTTTACCTCTCCAAAGTAGTAACAATCGGAGAAGTCATTCTTTTCAGTGTAGCTATGTATCCAGTTTGCTGGATCCACATAGTCAATTCTAACACCATCATTAATCAAGAAAGTATGTCTCAATACACCTACACCGAGTGTAGTCATATCATAATCAAACAACCTCTTGATTTCTGGATAGTCATTCATTTTAAATATAGTATCTATAGCAACCTCTTCGGCTATTTCTATAGATGGCTTATATTTAAGTTGCATATACAAAGACAGCTCTTGCTCGTCTTGTGGTAACTCATCTGGATTTACATTATACGCATCTATACCATATTCATCTTTAGTTAATTCCAAAAAGTCTTTGGCAATCATATCTGCCTCTATCATATCTTGAAATAAACTTTTCTTCTCGGCAGACATAACATCTTGTGCTTCTGCCTTTACCTTAAATAAACGGTCATTCATACCGTTAACTACAATATCAACAAACTTTGGTATTATAGGTACTGGTGTCCAATCTAAATTCAACATAGACATATCACCATTGACAGACATTTCATCTTTATACTTCTGAACAGGCTGTTCGCCTCTAGCGTATAATCTTAATCTATGATATTCTCCCCATTGGTCATAAAACCTACATGTATTGTTTTTTCTTCTGAACCATTCCCCCTCTATAGCCTTTCCAACACTTAAACCATATTCCATTGTGAGTTTCTCCTCATCAGGAACAAGGGCATTTGGAAACTGTCCTGGGTAAATTACTACTGACGGTTTACTTTGCATTATTTAATAATTTGGCTTCTATTACCACTATTGTCGTATTTTACAAATTTAATACTTATTTTTGATTCTTTAACTTCGGGCACAAACATATATTTCTTTATAGCCATCAAAGCAAGCCCAGAACTAATAGTAGCATCGTGTTTTGTCCTGTTCGTTATATCAAATCTAGCCCAATCTTCAAGTGTTTTATTAAAGTACATTGACCCTATCAATCCTGGATCTCTGTATACACCGTCCATATCAAATCCTACATACTCCTCTATATATGTGTTTATCACAGATGCATGTGCCTGCCTAACGTCTTCAGATGAATTAGGTATCCCACCTATCTCTATCTCTGCTTTTGACAACCTGTTCTTTTGTTTGTCTGGCCTATTCATTGAATAAGCCCTATACCCTCTATTCTTAAAATGATACAAAAGTCTAGCCTTGTTGTTTTCTGCAAGTATAGGCATGCCGTAAAAAACACAAGCCATTAGTACATCTTCAAAAAATATCTCTGCTGTTTGTGGTCTTGCTATATATTCAAGAAAAAACTCATTTGTCGGACCTTCTTCCATATGAAACGTAGTAACCCCATGCAAAGCTCCATTAGAACCACCACCACCAACGACACCAGAAATATCGTAAGGATCACAACCAAACGCACCCATATGCTCATTACCTGGATAAAATTTTCCATTTCTATTTATTTTCCTGTTTCTTATTTTTTGATCTGGAATCCACGAAACCAAAAACCTTCCTTTAGGGTCTGGTGTCCATACAACCTCAGTGTCCTGCTTGCCATTCTTCCAGTGAAAGTAACCTCTTGTTAGTACCTTTTGTTTTATTAAAGAGTCATTATAGTCTATCTGCTGATATATCTTGGTCAAATTAAATAAAGACCTCTTGGATTCATCTCTAAATGCATGAGACTCAGTTCTTGGGTACTGCCTGTAGAATTCATTTAAAGCATCAGAGTCTGACTTTAACGCCTCAACTTCGTTATTCCACCAGTCTATAACACCCTGAGTAATCATTTCTCCATCAATTCCCTTTACTGGTTTACCTGGGTTCTCAAAAACAGGATATCCATACTCATCTATATATCCCTCAACATTCCATTCCATCGGTATAAATAATGAGTACAATCCACTCTTTGTTTGCCCATTAGCAGATCTTCTTTCAGGCAGGCTATCCGAATATAAGTCCTTGAAATTTTGACCTCCCTTTGGTAAAGCGTTAGAGGTAGACCCCATCATGCATTTACCAACAACCTTAGCCCCTAAACGTAAACAAGTTTTAGTGACTCTCCAGTTGTTTAATATATTCTCAGGTTTCTCCCACTTACCACTTTCATCATGCACCAATAACAATAACTTCTCACCGTCATAACTGTTGTCAGCTGTGTTCTTCCAATCTATAGTAGTATCAAGACCTTGTATGTCATCTGTCTTCTCTTCATCCATGTTTCTCCTAGTGATCTTACTCGCTGGAACTCTAAATGCTAGTTCTGTTTTTGGATTATCCATACCGTCTTGTATTGGCTTGAAAAAAAATGGATAATTCCTAACTATAGGTACAACCTTGTCCGTAAACATCTTCTTAGCATCACTACCTGTCTTTGATAGTATACCTATCCTTGAGTCACGAACTATAGTACCAGTATTACATGCCTCAGAAGAAGCCATAAAAGAGAATCCAGAACGTCTGTTCTTTAGGTAACACATGCCGAAAGACCTTTTGTCTGCCTTGCATGCCTCCCAATAAATATAAAATATCCTATTAGACTCCCTGAATTCTGGTAGACCTATATCTATTTTTGTCCATTGTAGATAAACATAGTGAGCACCTGTTATATAGGTTGGTTTCCCATTATTCATAAACCAATACCCACCATCCCTTCTGTCAAACTCACGTTCTATAAGGTCCACATATTTTGACTTGAATTCATTGTCTTTTCTATTCCAGTCAAATACAGATTTAAGTTTTTTTAACTCTTGAGGATACTCTTCAGGCAACCATCTGTTGTTTTTATCGTCAATATCCTTTGGTGTCGATGGAAGTGCTACATTTAGTCCATTTATATTATAAATGTCACCTATAGTACCATCCTTAGATATAACGACAACATCATATTTCTCATCATACCCATACTCCCATTTTTTATTATTATTTCTATATGCTAATGCCTGTATAGATATATGATCATTCTTTATATAGTATAAACTATTTTCCACCTTTAGCTCTTCCTTCTGCAAATCCCTTATTGCCTACAGTCACTTCAGCAACCTGGTTTTTGTCATTTTCTTCTTGTTCAATCTTTTGTAGCATAGATAAAGCATCTTCAAATGCTAATCTTTTTGCAGAAGCAGCATTCTTTAGCTTATCAGCAGTTATATCATCTTCCATGTGAGTTATTATAGGTTCCTTTAATACCTTTATCAACTCATCTATAGCTACTTTAGCTGCCTCTAATATTTCTATTTTTTTAGACATATATTCCTATTATACATTCTATATAAAACTTCGTCATTTATTCTAAACTCATATTCACTGTCTGGAGTAAATGAAACAATGTCCCCCTCGGAAACACCAACAAGATCTTTGTTACCAAAAACCATTTCCCCCCAAAGCTCTTCTAATCCCGATGTCGAATTGAATATTTTATCTTCAGAGGGTATTGGTTTTATAAAACAATATGGTGACGGAGCAATCCAGTTCTTATTATCACCTGAATATAAATATATTTGCTCATTTTCAACTATAAAATAATCATCAATCAGATGATGCCAGCTGCTTTTAAGTCTGCCCTTCATGTCGTAATAAAACTTAAAAACATTATGATGAACAACTATACTATCACCAGCCTTTATAGGTCCATCATAGTATATAGGTGTAGAGACTACAACAGCAAACCTGTTTGATGCCTTGTGGTCTTCCTGTGATGAGCTTATGATAAATTCCTTACCTTCGTAATTCCTAATGTTATCATATCGCCTCCCATCAGCAGCCTTGATGATAAAGCAATATGGAGACTTCATATTAAAAATCTATTTTATATTCTAAAGAAACAGGCATGGTTATAGAGAAGTTTTTCCAACAAACAATCTCATCGTCTTTTTTTATCCATACCTGATAACCATCAGCAGACACCTTTATGTCATGAACAATATACTGTTTATTCAAAACAGATTGACCTACAGTATAATTCATGCAATTCATGTAATCTGGGCCAACAGCTATTTTTCTAATTATATTCACCTGTTGCTAGATTAATATTGTTTGCTTTGTATTTATCTTGTATTTCAGATTGAAGTTTAGATAAGTCGTGTGCAGCAATTTCAAGATTTGTCAGTGTAGTTGTTTTTTGATTTTTTAATCGCTCAAATGTCATTTCTATATCAGCGATTTCAAATTTCAAATCTCTATATCTTCTGTTTGACTCGATAAGTTTATCGAGATCCTTTTGATCTAATTTATTCATTTTATTTTATTTTATAATACAAATATACCTATTTTTTTATTCTATTGGCTCTTGAGTTACTTCAAATTCATATGGCTCTCCAAGTATTGGTTCAGTTCCTTGATAGTATTCAATATACCAAAATATAGGGCTATCTAAAGTTGCCTCTTGATAATCTACATAATACTTTGTTACATCTTCAGGTAAAACTGGTAAGCCATAGTAATCAGCACATTGTTTTCTTGCATCTATTGCCTCTTGTTCATTCGTGTATTTGTATCCGTTAATAAGCATTCCAATAAGTTTTGATATCATTTTCTATTGCTACTCTATTTGCACTTTGCTCTGAATTCCAATATATGTATTCTTGGTATTGACCTGAAGTATAGTTAGTTGAAAATATTGCAAATGTGTCTAAAGTCCCAGCTACTGGTGCTTGTGTTGATGTATTAGTCCATTGAACTCCATTATAGTAACCTACTTTTAAATCTGATGCATCCTTTAAGGAAGTTATTATATTTCTTTCATTTACACTACTATTCCCA